TGCATGTAAGCGTACATCCCATAACCGTCCGATCCGTGGTGGTAGTAGTAATTACTCCATCACCGTTCGGTCCGTTTTGGAAATGTTAAATGTTTATGTGTGTGTAAGTTTTTTGGTAGTCCGTCCTGTTTAAAAACAGGTATGAAGTTGGTTATGTTTTATCCATTTTAAAAAGCAGTTTGTTACGGAGTTGTCCATTTTGTGGTAGATGTTTTAGGAAATGTCTCCGGCCCAGGGCCATGTAGTTCTTTACGTGGTCCGCCTCCCTGAAAAGGGAGTTTTGATGAAGGTTATGTCTTATCCTTAAAAGGCAGAGTTTTTTGAGTATTGATGTTCGTGTCGAGACTCGCCCCCTCCTTCTGGAGGGTTTATGAGAGTTATGTCTTATCTTTGAAAGGCAGATTTTTGAGTTGTGCTGTGCGACGTAGTTCTTTACGTTGCCCCCCTCAATTTGAGGTCGTCGTTGGTTATGTCATATCCATAAAAGGCAGTTTATGCGAAATTTTGCGAAGTTCGAATTTGAAGTCTTGAGTGAGCATTGGGAGCCATATTGTTCTTGTTAACGGTAACGCGTTAGCGAGCAGTTTCAGACGGTAGTGAGCGCAATCCGTGACTATCGTTCTGCTTAATCATTATGAGCGTGTGTGGTACGCCCGGTGTTGGTATTCGACGTAGAGTTTGTTTCTTTCGTGATTTTTTGTTTTCATTTTTGTTAGTCGCATGGATGGTCTTTCGGTTGGAGGTTCCTTTTGAGTAGTGGAACCGAATTCCAAGGTTAAAATCCTACAGTGCGGCGCCCCCGTTTATTATTTCTTTACCAATGTATAACGTACGTAATTTTTCTTTTTGCCCTGTTAACGATGTGTTGAGTCGTGTAGAATGTTGGAGTGATGATGACGATTATGAAGATGAATTGGAGATTGAGTGCGAAGAACGTTTTGAATCTGAAGAAGTTGTAGAGAGTGAGTTGGCCGAAGTTGAGAGTGGTTGTCCTGAAAGTGATGCGGAAGTAGGAGTTAGTGAAGGAGAGAAGCAGTTTTTGAAGTTAACTCCTAGTGAGTTCGTCGTTAGGAGAGTCAATGTGTTTTGGTTTGGTCCTGTCGTAGATGAGGTGACCGAGGACTTTTTGAGCTATGTCCAGAGTAGGCAGCATTATATTCCGTTCGATGATGATTATGAAGTTTTGGTTAAGTTGTATCGTAATGGAGTTTATTATGTTGTTTATTCCAGGTTCATGCGTAGTTCAATTGGTCTTAGGTTGACTGATGAGTCGGTTAGGAGAATTGTTATGTCAATGAGATTGTCGAGGTGTGAAGAAGGTCTTTTTGATGTAGCTAGTTCTGAGTTGGTGCTTAGAGACAAGTGTGTGCGTGATAAAGATCATGTTGTCGCGCAAGGAGGAGGATGTGAGTATGTCCGGCCAGGTGACAAGAAGCTTCCGGAGTCGGTGCTACTAGTTCCTAGTAGTACAGACAATGAAGGAGTTAATGTCACTTGGACAGATAAAACAGAGCGTTTGATGTTGAGTGAGTTGGTGCCAGTATTTCCAGCACTATATTGTTACGATGGAAATTATTGTGATGAGTGTGGTGGAGTGGATATGTGCAAGCATATCCTAGCGGAAATAGTTGGTACCATTGATGTGGATTTGGCAGGACATTTGGATCTTTCGGTTAAGTATGCCTATTGTTTGCTTAACTTGAGGGACAATCCAAGTGTTGTGTCGTTTTCGAGTCCCCATATTCGTTATTCTTTGTGTCGCATTTTGAGTTCTTTAGGATGTGTTGATCGAAGAATGGCGTTTTGGAAGGCCAGCAGTGAAGTATTTTGTTGCAAGTTTTACC